TGTACTCCGCCAGGATGAAGGAAACGATTCCCATGTGTAGTCCTCGAATTGAGCGTGGACGATCGCCCCGATTCGGTAGGTTGCCAGTGTCCCCGTGTCGAATGCTCCGGTCTGGAGTTTCGCCTGTGTCCCTGGCGTAGTTATCTCATATGTCCGTGCTGCTGTCAGTGTCATGTTGCTCGGTGTGGAGCCGCTCCAGTTGCTGGCGCTGAAGTCTTTTATCTGAGTGGTGCCACCAGTCCATGCCGCCAGCGAGTTCGCCTCAGTGGCGATGGCTACGCTTCCGAAATTCCCGGCACTCGTGACCCCTCGCACCATGTACTTCTCGGTCAGCCCGCTCGAAAGTGTCGGACACCATTCCCCTGTCACCAGTTTGCGATCATTGGTGGTTCCCACCGCCTGGCTCCCCACCCAGTCGAGACCACGCCGCACCTCGAACCTGTCCACGGTCTGGCTCGGCGAGTCCCATGATATCTCGAGCAGGTCATCGTCCTGCGTGAGCGTCACGCCTGTCGGCGCATCTGGGCTTGTTCGCATCCCCGAAGCCACGAAGGTGATCGGCGTGGTCGATGTCGGCTGGAGTTGTGCGCCAGTTGGCGATACCGCTGTCACTGCGATCTGCTGCGAGACTCCAGCGGCGAATGGCAATGTCACCTGGCTGGCGGGCCAGGCCACCGTCATCTGCAATGAATACCTCGCCGCAGAGTTCGCTCGAGTCCAGACCAGGGCACTACCGATCGCCGTGTCATCGGGATACTGCCAGGAGATGGCCGCCTGGATCTCCTCGGTGCGAAGTTCCACGGCGGTCAGGTACAGGACTTCCCCCGGCGTGCTGTCAGGATCGAGAATGTCCACGAAGGTCGAGGCCGCCACCACGATGCCATCATCGTGAATGTCCGGCGAGTAGACCAACCCCTCAATCTTCCGGCTGAGATCTCCGGTCGTGGTGATTGTCGAGATCACGATCTCCTTGCTGTGCGTTTCGTATGGCCCGAGCGTGTACAGATCTCCGGCTGCGGGCTGCACGGTCCAGGGCGCACTCACGGACAGCGATGCCCCGGCGGCATACGCCCCTGCGGCGCTGGAGACCGTCCTGGTCTCCCTTGAGTCATCCCCAGCGCTGCGAACCAGGATGGTGTAGTCCGTGCCCGCCTCGAGGACCACAGCCCTGTCCAGGGTGATGGCTGAAGCCCCGCCGCCAGTGGCCCGTCCACCTTCGCCCCACCTCGGGATGTCGTGCTGGATTTGCACGAGGTCGCCAGGCTCGCAAGCCACCGCATCGATGTCTGCATCGAAGGTCACCACCTCGCCGAGTTTCTCGATGTTCATTCGGAATCTCGCCTCCCTGAGGGCTTGCGATTCCCTGGTCACCCCTGGTAGCTCGAGCCGAATGACTCGCTGCGGGAGAAGCGCCGCCACCGCATCCGGGTCATCGATTCCGACCACATCGACCTGGTAATTGTTCGATGCATTCAGGAACTGCACATCGACTCGGGTGGGTCGCTCGAGGCGGCTCGTGTATGACTGGCTCCAGGATCCGCTGATGATGTTTCCCATATTGAACATCTGCGAGGGTGTCCGGCTCCGCTCGAATTTCACCTTGATCAACTCGCCGACAGTGAAGAGCGTGGACCGAGCAGTGGCGCACACGGTCAGGGCGGCTTCCCAGGCCGACACGCTGCCGTCGAATACGCCATCCCAGATCGCTCGCTTCTCGCTTCCACCTTGCCCATCGTCCACCAGTTCATCGCACCAATCGGCCCAGTCCTTGAATGACTGTAGATCGATGTTAGTGGACTCCACCCAGTTCCCGATGCCGTATCGATTGTTCGTCAGTAGGTCGTACACGATCCAGGCCGGGTTGTCGTAAGGTGCCGCATCAATGAAGAATGGCGTGGTCAGGCTCGCCCCATCCCACTTGGAGAATTTGCGCCCTGTCACCTTCGTGATGACATTGGGAACCGCCGAGCCGTTGATGCTGCTGTCGCTGTCGATCTGCAATCGCACGACTGCCATGTTCGGATAGGTGTAGACCTGATTCTGGATCTCCACCACGCTGTCCAGGCGTGTCCGGTATCCGTCGATGTCGGTGTCCACGCTTTCATGGTTTAACTCGAAGAGGTAGGTGCCCCTGTCGGTGAGTGATCCCGGAGCAGTCATGACGACATCGATGCTGTAAAGGAATGGCCCCACCTGCTCGGCGGTGATGACCACTGGAGTCGTCACGCTCCACACGATGATCGGGTTCTCGTCGATGTCCACCTCGCTGGTGTTTCGGTATCTGTACCCTAGCGTCACTGTGCGAGCGACCACGCCGCTGGTGCCTGATGTGTACAGCCCTTCAGGGAATAGAACATTGAGCCGCACCTTGTCGACATCCGTGGTGGTCGTGTACGAAATCGGAGCGCCAGGTGATTCCGCACCATCAACATCTCCACCGCTTACCCCGGACGATGTGCAATTCGTCATCGTCAGTACAGCCGATCCTGTTCCGTGTCTGGTGGTGATGGTTCCACTCGTCAGAACCTCATCCATATTCGAGAACGCCGATACCGAGTGAACACGAATCCATTCGCCTGACCAACTCCCCTGTAGGACTACCGCTGTGCCTGTGATGCCATTCGATCCCGTGACCAATGCGCCGACTTGTGCATCTGATTGTGGCGACAATGTGCCAGAGATCTCATACCAGGGTGATGTGATGAACCCCCCGGGCGGCAGGTCAATGCCCACCGTCTGCGTGGTGCGTGTCCCGTCACTCGCCAGGGCTGTCTGCGTGTTTGTTCCCAGGTTGCTGGTAACAGTGGCGAGACCAGCCGCATCATTCCCATTGATCGTTACGCTGTTGACCGCTGAGATCTCGCCCTCGCATAGTCCGATGGTCAGGTCGAGCGATGACCCGTATGGATTCCCTGACGATGCCGGGTTGTTCCCGATCAGGTCCATCTCCAGAACATTCCCAGCGATCGGATGCGTGCCGTATGCGATCTTGATGGGTAGTCCTGCTGCGGCTGTCTGCTGTAGATTCTGGAATGTATAAGTGCTTGATGATGGACTCTCGAATGCTTGGACCTCGGGCACGCCGAGGATCTTGCTGGCGACATAGTTGGTGCCTAATGAGATGGCGATCCACTTTAGGGCTTTCAGGAACCATGTCCCGATCGTGGCCCAGTCCTCAGGGAGCGGAGTGAAGATCGCCTGGCTGCCATCTTTAACTTCATGGGCTGACCAGTCCGCCGGGCGGATGGTCTTGCCATTATGGATGCACGCCCAGGAAGCACCATCGGCGGTCTCGCTCGGTGCGATCTGATCGAGTGTGGTGCCAACCTCCACCAGTTCCGTCTGGCGGGTAGCCCATCGCACCGGGAACAATGAATCGAGGCGGCAGATTTCTATTTGATCCATGTGATGACCTCTACGGTTTCCTCTGACACCTTTTGGAAGGGCAATACATGAACACCGATGGCTCGAGTGGATTGAATGATGATGTTCTTGCCGATGTGTACAGCCACATGGGTGGCTCGAGGATTCTCGCTATGGGGATTCCGCATGATCAACAGGTCGCCCGGCTTCCGAGGTGCATCTTCAACATGGCATTCGTACTGGCTCAGGATGCTAGGGTCAACATCTCCCGGCGTGTACTTCCGCATCCACTGACTGGCGATGTCGAAATCCAATGGGAACTCCAGACGGGTCAGCACCTCGAGCGCCAGGCCGAAACAATCGTAGGATTCCGGGCCGACTCCGCCGAGTTCGTAGGGCTTGCCGATCAGGTCATCCCAGGATCCAGGTGCCATCAGATTCTCCTCCTCGGTATTCCAGGGAAGCCGCCGAACCGGGCGGCGTTGTTGTGGGCTTCGCAGCCGTTCGATCCTTCGAGGGTCTTATCGCAAGCCGTGCCTGATCCGGTTCCACCAGTGGCAATGACCCATCCGCACTCGCCGGATGCAAATGCCCATCGGCATCGGTGCCTGTAGTATGTCTGATGTGGAAGGTCCACCTCGAAGAATGGATGATGGCTCAGTCGGAAATTGACGGCCTCCTCGGTGGCGCTTACTTCTCTGATCATCAGGGTGGATTCGATGGTGGCGCTGCTCGATGCCAGGTTCGACTGGTGAACGATTCGCATGACCACTTTCCTGTCGAGCAGCCCGCCGTGGCTTTCCAGGTAGGCCGAGATCATCCGGTCCTGATTGCTCACCACGACATTGATGTATGGCAGGTCTCCGGCGCTGGTCTCCTCGATCTGCTCGAACCCGATAGGGAATGGCGAGTACACATTGCTGGCGAAGGTGATGGCCTGTTCATTGTTGACCAGGCGGAACACCTCGGTGTCGGTGATGTGGACCTCGAACAGGACAAGCCACGCCTCATCATCGTTGATGGCGTTCTTCGCTGTTTTGAGATCTGGATGAAGGTCACGCACCACTGAGAACCTCCATCAACTGGCATCGGATCTCGAATGCCCCAGGAGCCAGCATCTCGATCTCGAGCGGGCTGACCAGGGCGGCGATCGATGTGGCTGCATCCCCTGGCGCTGTCCAGGTAAATGCCTCTTCTCCGCCATCCCTGTCCTCGAAGAACTGCACGAGCGTGTCCCGCTCCGCCTCGGTGAGTACCCATCTCACATCGTAGGATCGACGGGCGGCTGTACCGAGCGGCCTCGAGTGCGTGTACGGGAACTCGAAATCTGCCCGGTGGACCCGCAATGTGTGGCTTGTTTTCGTAGTCCGCTCGACTGTGAATGGAAGAGTTCCCTGGCTCGACCCTTCGCCCGCAACTGTCAGCGGCACCAGTGCTACACCCTGGGCTGCTGGGAAGTGGGTGACGGTTCCGAACTCGTTAGTGTCTCGAGTGAGATGGACAGTCCCCATCCCGAGCGGCCAGTCTGTTCCAGGCTCGTACCTCCACTCGATGGCAAGGTATCGACCTTGCGGATCGCTGAGTAGCTCCGGGACATTTTGAACGGGAAAGTATACGCCGGAGAATAGCGCAGATGTCGATCCACTCGGTGCGGTGTTCGTGGCCGCCACTCGAGCCTTCACGCTTCCGCCGCCATTATTTAGCAGCCCTGTGAATGCTCCGCCCTGAGTGATTCCGAACTGATGCCAGTACTGATCATCCGCTCCGCTGTCGGCTGTCGAAGACAAGCCATCGGAGTAGTACGAAATCGTGCTGTTCAGGTTCGGCGATGCCCAGTAGGTGGAGGCCAGCGTGCCAGGTGTGACGAATGAATCAGAGGCGAGGGAGCGGTGCCACCACATCTCGATCGTAGGGTCAGCGATCCCGGAGGAGTTCAGCCGACCGAACTGATACGAGTTGGTGGCGATCGTGTCGTCGTGGCGTGCCACCCCTGTCACCGTCTGCACCTGCGTGGTGGTTCCATCGTCAACGACAAGATTGATGGCCCCTGTGCCCGTGGTATTAAACTCCCGAAGCAGCCGACAGTAGAACGGAGACGGGACAGCGCCGGGCGCACTTATCTGGCTGATCGGCACGGTCACCTGATCGAAGGTCACGGTGGTGGTGGAGGACTGCACAAACTGGAATCGCCAGGCTCCGCCCGTGTATGCAATCTGGAAGATCCCCCTCGAGGGTGTTTGGTTGTCGTTGCCGAGGTACTTGACCCGGGCGATGTTCATGCTCCCCGAGATCAGCCCGATGAACTCTTCCCAGCGAGTTCCATGCCCGACCTTGTGGCTGGCGGCGAGGTATCCGTCCTGGACCCTGACCCCTCGATTGCCGATGGAGTTGTTGAATGATCCGGTGAACCCGCCGGAGGTGATCCCCGCTGCCAAGTTGTGGAACGGTGTCGAGATCGAGACCGCCCCGGAAACTGTCGGCAGTGCTGGCGGCTCGTCAACTCGCTGATTCAGTAGCAGGTATGCGCCCGCTGTTGCCAGCACCGGAGAGGCTCCTGCTGAGTCCTGGAGGGACTCGAAGAATGCCGAGGGTAATGAGACCGAAGCCATCAGCGCATATCCCTACGGGTGGCCCTGGCGTTCCTCACTGCTCCCTCGATCGCTCGGCGACCAGCGGCACTGGTGAGCATCCGCTCAACGCTTGGGCCATCGACGGCGCTGATGTTGATGTTGATGGTTTCCGATCCCCTGTTGGAGCCTCGGAAGTCCACCGGGATGGATCGGCCATTCGGTAGCGGGACAACAGCCTCGCTCTGCCCGCCCTCGCCAATCATCGCCAGTGTTGGATTGTTGACAATCCCGCCGTGTGCGAACTCTTCCACACCTGCCCCTTGTCCCCAGTCAACAAAGCCATTACCACCGCCGCCTGAGCCACCACCACCGCCAGTGGAGAAGCCAGCAGAGAGGAGGAGTTCGGCGAACTGCTGGACAACTTTCTGCGCCATCAGCCTGTTGATCTCGCTGAGTACCGAGCGCAGGAATGATTTAAATGCCTCTTCACCTCGAGCGGTTCCCGCTGCGACACTATCGAAGAATCTGGCGAGCGAGTCCTCGGCGATTTTCACCACCCGCTCACCGAGGGCTTTGAATGTTTGCTCCAGTGTCTTCATGGGCTTGATGGCACCTTCGATCCCGCCCTTAAAACTCGCCCATGCCACCTTTGAATTCTCCCAGAACACCACCAGCGAATCGTACCATCGCTCGGTTTCTACGGTGCCCCCTTCGAGATTCTCGAGGATCTTCCCGGTCTGCTCGACCAGGGCGACCAGCGCCTCAGGTGCCTTTTCTCCGAGGGCTGCAAGTTCCTTTTCTAGTTTCTTCAGTTCCCTGGATGCGCTCGCAATCTCATCTGCATTCCAGTCGATGTCGGTCACTCCAAGCGCTGCGGACTGTATGCCCTCCACGATTTCAACGATCCTCACCGATTGCTTTTCAAAGTCCATCCGCTCGCTCAGATCCCTGAGTAGTTCATGCGATGTCTGCCCGGCGATCAGTGGCGTGTCCTTGTCGGGTTCCCATAACTTCGTCGCTCCAGTCGTCCGGATGAGGTTTTCACGCTCCGCCTCGATGGCCATTCGCTCCTTCTTCAGTGTGGCCCGCATCTTGAACAGCACCTGTAATTCCGCCTGTAACGCTTCCATCCCCGATGGCGATACCATCCGCTCGGCTAGTCCAGAAACCAATGACGGGTCTTCCCTATCTGCCCCAGTCCTTCGGGCCTTTTCGATCTGACTATCTAGATCAAGGTTCCGTGCAATCTTACCCTGGACCACCAGCAACCTGTTCGCCATCTTCTCACGAGCCGCCATGAGTTTGTCCAGTCGGGTGTTCGACTTCTCCACCTCGGTCTCGATGAACATTCCCACGCCAGGGATATCGGAGAACGCATCGATCCAGTCCTGCATACTGCTGGCGAGTTGTCCCCACACGAATCGGATGCCCTCGACGGCCAGCAGGAATGAGTTAAGCATAAACATGAATCCACTGCTGAGCGTTTGCAACACTGGCAGCACCAGCAGGAATGACTTCCGAAACTCCAGCCCGGCGATCCCCGCCCTGATTCTGAGTTCGTCCACCCTGGCGATGAGGCCATCGAGGTTGTCCCCGAGGCCATCGAATGCTGTATCTGCGAAGTCCATCGCCAGTACCTTCATCAGGCTCGTAAACTTGTCGAGCGTGACGGCGAGCGTGCCCTGCATCAGTTCGTAGGATGTATCGAGTTCGTCGAGCAGTCCCCGCTGTTCGGTCAGCATCTCATTGAAGATCCGGCCCTGGTCGCTCGAAAGTTTCAATGCCCCACGATAGCCTCGCTGGTCTGCGAACACCTGGGAAAATGGAACACCGATGCGAAGTGCTTCCTCTCGGATGTCCACGATAGTCTGGCCGAAGTTTCTGCCCGCCAGCATACTCTCGGAGAACTCGATCCCCAGCGAGCGAAGCACCTTTTGCATTTCCTCGGTCGGCTTGATGAATGCTTTCATCGTGCCAGCCAATTCGGTGGTCGCCTCTTCAGTGCTGCCAGCCGTTCTTGTGATCAAGGACAGCGACACCAGCATCTGGTCGACATCGACATGGGCCGCCTCGAAGGATGCCCCGACCTTGCCGACATTGTTGGCGATCTCCTCGAGGGTCGTTTTCCCCTGGACCTGTGCAGCGAACAAGGACTGCGCCAGGGCGTTGATGCCATCTGCACCACTGACTCCGAATGAGTTGGCGACCACCGCCAGGCCGCTGACAGTTGCCGATAGGTCTGCTGATCCAGCGACTGCGAGCCGGGTGGCGATGTTCAAGGTTTCCATCGCATCGCTGGCCTTCGTTCCAGCACTGATGACATTGAACAAGCCATCGGCCAGTTTCTCTGGTGCGATGCCCGATTCAATGGATAGGCGCTGGACCTGTTCGGTGAAGCCCTCGAGACTATCCCGTGCTTCCTTCCCGAGCGTGCCGACCTTCGCCATCTCCCTGTTGAACTCAGCCGGACCACGGACCAGTGCCTGGAACCCGCCGAGGACTGCGAGCAGCGCCACCGCCTGAGTTCTGGCACCAGCCATCATGCCTCGCATCGCACGCCCGGCTCTGATGGTCTGCGTCCTGATCGTGGCGAGACTCCTGCGTACCGCAGTAAATGCGGGCTTTGTCAGGTTCTTCGCCATGAGTCGGATGTTTAGTAGTGCGGAACTAGCCATCGGCATTCTCAATCGTTTGTATCTCGCCGACGACTACGGCATGAGCATCGAGGAAGGATTGCGACTGGTCGAGGATGCCACCAGCCACTGGCCAATGGCCATCCTTGGCGTAAGCCACATACCGGATGACTGTCGAGATGGATGGGTCGATGAATTTGCGAGGGCATCGCTTCAGGCCGAGCGTACCTGTGCCATTGCATCTGGTGCAGTCAGGCCAGCGGCCACACCCGCAGGGATACCGATCGAGATCGTGCGGCGTGTCGGTGTCGCATCCCCAGTCGGCTCGGAACCGCTCGGCGGATTCCGTCCCCTGGGAACATATCGAACAGTCCATCGGGTAGAGTCCCATCGCCATCCTGGTTCCTATGATTAGTTTCCCTGGTCGCCGCCAGTCAACCCCGACAGCGAGGCGATGAACTCAAATACCTTCACCGCTACATCGACAGGTAACGCATCGAGGTTGTCACCACTACATGGCAGGGCTGCGCCTTCGCCAGTGGTCACGCCGTCCCAACTCTTGACACACTTGTGCAGAACCTGATAAACGCCATCGGCATTGGTCTCAACACTTGATAGCGTCTGCGACAGGCCCAGGACTTGCCGACCAGTAAGCGACACCACCGAGAATGTAGCACCCTCCACCTCGACGGTATGCTGCTGGGTCGGGTCGATTACAATCCCCACTACAGGCAAACAATCTGTAGGTCGTCATCACCCAGGGTAGACTCATTCATCGCCAGGTCGATCGACACTGTAGCGATGCCATTGCGGTCGCCTGGGCTGACTCCAGTGTACTGCGCTTGCGGTGCCATGATCTTGAACTTGTTTCCGACATCCGATCCCACGGTGAACTTCATCAATCCCTCAGTGTTCGCATCAAGTCGCCCGAACCAGTCATGGTTGCCCGTTCCTGTCACCACTGTCATCTCGGGATCGATGGACCCTTGCACCTGTCGATTGACGATCTGCGTGGACACCACGCCGCTGGCGGTGTTCATGCTGCGCCTGACTTGTAGATCGTTGTTCGTGTTCACTTCGATGTTGTCCACCACTGCGGCGAATCCGCCACCGACTGAGAACAATGCGCTGAGTAGCGGCTCCGGTGTCGTCGTTGGGTAGGCCACGCCATTCAGCAATGGGCCATTCGCCGTGGCGACTTTCGGGCCAGTGAATTCAAACATGGCTTGCACGGGCTGCCCGGTGGATGCCCTGAGCGTGACATTTCCACGGGCACCGATGATCCTGTGACGCACGCCGTCATTCAGTAGATCGACCGAAGAGGATGGTGCCGAGGTGGTGGAGTATGTGCTGGTGGTAGAGTAAACGAATCCCACTGGACCCGAGATGGTCCGTCCTGTTAGTGCCATCTCCGCTTCGGATGTGGCACCCACGATTGCCGCTGTGCCTGGATTCGATGCCCCTGTCGAGATGTAGATGTTGTCGCCATCAACGGCCAGAACCGTCTCCGAGAATGCTCCCGCTCCCGTGATGGTTTCGCCGACCACGAATGTCCCGGTGACAGTGCCGCCAGCCATCAGGTCACAAGTCGCCTTGGCGAAGCCGCAGGACTGGAGCGCCGGGCCGAACGGTGGAGCCGTTGTGGCGGAGCCACTGCCCGCCAGTTCGGTCGTGTAGGTAATGCTCCCTGTTTTCACACCTGCGATGCTGGCTCGAGATCCTACCGAAGCCCGGAATGGATTCCGCTCGAACTGCTCGATGTCTGCGGTAAATCCAGTTTCAAAGATATTGAATGCAGCATCCGCAGCGACTGGAGTATTGACGGTCCCCTCGGTGCTTTCATTCTTGATCGCTACCTGCGTCTTCCTGGTAAGTAATGGCACTTAGATCTCCTCCAATGTAATCCCCACGGAACTCTGCCCGCCAGATTGATGTGTGATCGTCAGGCTGTCCTGCGTGATCATGTAACTTCCAGCCGAGCCGCCCGGCGGTGTCCAGGTGAGCGTGCCGCCACCATTGACCTGCCCGAACACCACGACCAATCCATCTACTTCCCCCTGCGCCAAATTGCGCCAGCCGATCTCGTATCCCGTGCGATGTTTCTTCCCTGACGGATTACGATTCCGCCGGATCAACACGCCCGCCCCGTAGCTCGCAGCCATCCCGTACTGGTGGACCTCTCGAATGCTCTGCGGGTCAAGCGTCAATGTCGGCATCAGTTCCTCGCCGTGTAGGGATCCGTGATCGAATGCTGGTATCGGATTCTGACGGAAACCGTAGCACCGACATAGGGCTGAGATTCAGCCAGGCGGAATGGATGGATGGATTCAATCTCGCAAGTCCGGGCCAATCCGCCCCTTGTCGGATCCACCATGACGGCCTTCTCGACATCTGCGGCGAGGCTGTCCACCACCGTGGCTGTGGAGCCACTGACGACATCCTGGTCATGGACAGCGAACAGGTCGATCGATATCGACAATTCACAGTCGGCCCGCTCGGTCGGTCCCTGGCTCTTCCGCTCGTCCTCGAAGTTGACCACGGCGGTCGGCACCTGCGCCACAGTCAGCCCGCCCTGCATGAATCGTTGCACGCTCACCAGGGTATTCTCGTAACCATTGCCCGTGGTGATATCGCCCAGCGCCGTGGCGATGTTTGCGATGATCTGCTCCCTGACACTCGCTGCCATTTATTTACTCCTCTTATTGATTCCCCATACCATGCTTTTCAGGGCTTTGGTAATTTCCTTGTCGTACCGCTCGAGGGTCTCACTCTTCATGGCTTTCCAGAGTTTGTAATATCGCAGCCCATCCTTCTTCATCTGTACTCGCTTGATCAGTAGCATCACCGGGAATGGCTTGGCTCCCGATTTCTTGTGCCTGGCCCAGAGGATCGTATACGACCCTTTGACCTGCCATTGGAAGTTGTAGGCTGTCCGCAATCCGCCCGGCTTCAGGATCTCGCCAACGGTTCGCCATGACGGCTTCGCCCTGGGCTGGACTTCGCCCGCTCGGCGTTTCTTGGCATTGACATTCCCGGACAGCACGATGGGGATTCCCAGGTATGGCCCCTTCGCCTGGATCTTCTTCCCCTCCTCCATCGACTCTGCGGCCTCGCTCCGGGTTCCGATGTTGCCGCTGATCTGCTCCACTGATTTGACATGGCTGCTGCTGTGCCGCCGGGCTTTCGGCGGTGTCGGCGGGTGAACTTGCCAGATGAATGATCGGCCTATCGGTGGCATTTTCCCTGCGCTGGCAGCGCCTCGAGGGTTCGCCGATTTCTTCCCCCGGATGTTCGCTGGCGTTTTCTTCAGGAACTCCTTCCGGAATCCGCCGAGCGCCCTGGAGGTGCCATGCCACAGCCCTCGAGCCATCACAGTCTCGCCAGTAGCCATCGCTTCCTGGAAGGATTTCATGTTCTCGAGGTCTGGGAAGATGTCGATCATTCCATCGCCCTGACTGTCCAGAGATTGGCATCGCTGTTCAGGAGCCGAACCACCCGGCAGCGCACCTCGCCCTTGTACGGCTCGACCTTCACCAGCACCTCGTCGGTGCCAACATCTACGATTGCGATCTTCCCCGATTCGCTCCCTCGAGGTAGATAAATGTCCACAGGCTTCACGAGATTGTCCTGGAGGATCTTGGAAGTGGAGCGCTCCACGACAGCGGTGATAACTACAGCGGCGGCGGTGACTCCTCCAGGGTAGTAAGTGACCTGTTCCATCGCCTGATAGTTGAAGAAGTCCAATGGCATCGATTACCTCACTGCCAACAGGTGAACCATGCCAGGGTCGTGGTCGATGATTTCGACGACACGAACCCGCTCTGCTGCTTTCCCATCGGTCACGACTACATCGGCGAGATCTTGCCCTGCGTTAACGGTGGACACCCCGAGAACTGCATCAGTGACAATCCAGAGTTCGACATCAACGGTCAGCGATCCAGCATCCATCGTATAGGCGAGGATCTCCGGCTCGGTGCGCTGGACTATTGCCCGGATGGATTTTCCTGCGGCCAGGTCTCCGCCTGGGTAGTAGGTGATCGCCTCGGTCAACACCTCGATCGCCATCATCGCTTTCGCTCCGGCCTTGATGAATGGTTCCGATTCCGTAATCGACACGGCGGTGGTGGCTGTTCCGGATCCTGTCCCCGAGACCGTCACGAGCAGCCCGATGACCATCGACGAAGTAGCGGCGGCGGAACCGACTGGAGCGAGGCGCAGGGATGCCGACCTCGAGACCACTGACGAAGCCAGGCCGCTCGCCGAGACTGTCACCGACAGATTACGGGTGACCGTGGCGTTCGCCGCCGCTGTTCCAGATCCAGCAGATGCTGCCGATAGGGTCGCCTCTTGCCCGGTCGAGATGTTGATGGTGGCGGTCCCGGATGCGGCTGCTGCTGCGAGCAGTGTGGCCGCTCGAGTGGCTGCGCCTGTGGCGGTGGCGAGTCCTGTGGCGGTCGATGACAGCGTGACCTGGCTGGTGGACTCGAGGGCTGCGGTCGAGGTTCCCGAGCCTGTGGCAGTCGCTGCCAGCGTGACATCGATGGTCGTGGAGATCGCAGCGGTCGATGCCCCTGATCCTGTGGCTGTCGCCGACAGCGTGCGAGTCGTAGCGGCTGCAATGGCGGCGGTCGATCCCGCTGCGCCTGTGGCTGTCACCGCCAATGTGACATCAGTGGTCGTGGATATCGCAGCGGTCGATGCCCCTGAGCCTGTGGCGGATGCGGTCAGTCCTCGATCAGCAGTGGAGGCGATGGATGTAGCCGTCGAACCGGATCCAGTGGAGGCGGCGAGGATCGAGGCGGAGCGGGCCAGGATTGTCGTGGCGATCGATGCGCCTGTGGCGGCTGCGGCGAGCGTGACATCCGTGGTCGTGACGATGGCGGCGGTCGACGATCCAGAGCCTGTGGCATTAGCGGCCAGGGCGACATCGGTGGATGCCGTAATCGATACAGTCGATGATCCCGCTCCCGTGGCGGTGGCGGCCAAGGTTCGATCCGCAATGGCTGCGATGGCAGTGGTCGATGATCCCGAACCTGCGGCGGCTGCGGCGAGCGTGATATCGGTGGTCGTAACGATGGCGGCGCTGGTAGCTCCGGAGCCTGTGGCGACTGCTGCAAGCGTTCGAGGTTGTCCGGCGGCGATGGCAGTGGTCGACGATCCCGAACCTGTGGCAGCGCAAGCCAGGGCGACATCGGTGGAGGCGGCGATGGCGGTGGTCGAGGATCCTGCACCTGTGGCAGTCGCTGCGAGGGCAACATCTGCGGCGGCGGCGATAGCGGTAGTCGAGGATGCCGAGCCTGTGGCTGTAGCGGCGAGCGTGACATCCGCAGCGGCTGCGATGGCCGTGGTCGAGGATCCCGAACCTGTGGCACTGGCGGCCAGTGCGACATCCGCAGTGGCGGCGATGGATACGGTCGATTCGCCCGAACCCGTGGCGGATGCGGCGAGATCCCGAACTGCCGAGGCTGTGTGCGCCACCGTAGCGCCGCCAGATCCTGTGGCCTGACCCGATACACTCACGGATTGCGCCGCTGTCAGGGCGGCAGTGGTGGCCCCGGATCCAGTGGCTTCGGAAGCGATCGCCCTGTCCTGCACGGCTGCGATGGCTGCGGTCGAGGATCCCGAACCTGTGACTGCTGCGGCCAGGGTGACCGTGGCGGCGGCTGCGATGGCTGCGGTGGATGATCCTGCGCCTGTGACTGCTGCGGCCATGGTGACCGTGGCGGCGGCGGCGATGGCCGTGGTCGAGGATCCCGAACCTGTGGCGGCTGCGGCCAGGGTGACAGTGGCAGCGGCGGCGATGGCCGTGGTGGATGATCCAGCGCCCGTGGCAGTGGCGGCCAGGGTTCGAGCCGTCCCCGTACTCGCCTCCCGGAATGCTATCTGTAGTGATCCCCAGTCGTCATCGGCGCCAGCCATACTCAAAGTTGCTGGACCTGAGGTTTGCTCTAGTTCCTCCCCGCCTCCGATGGCCCCACGACCGCTATTGTTGCTGAATGTTGCGAGCATTGTAGGCAAAGATGTGCTTGTGAAAGTTCCGTTTCTCGCATCACCAACAAACGCTACTTGTGAAATATTGCCTGAACCAGTCACGGTACCAAGGAGATTGGTCGGCCATGACACAGAACCGCCAGCACCTGTGTTCATGGTACTCTTGGAAATCTGCGTGCCAGCACCTGTCGTAGTTACATTTGTGCCCTGATAAGAGACGCACATATAGGAATTGCCGTTGCCGGACCAGCCTGACCCCATCGTCACTGTTGTTGAATCGCCAGTGTTCCACACCTGAGCGAAAATCGAGAGACCTGCCATATCGTTGTT